GTATCAAAGTTAGAACCTGTATACTCTTTTTTACTTATTGCATTAATCATTTTTACCTCTCTAATTAATTTATGTTGTTATTATAACAAGTGAATCAAGTATTGTCAAGTCTTTTTTTCACATTTTTTATATGTCCACGTAATTGTTCCATATTAATCTTAGTATCATAAGAAAATAAATTTAAATCTATAGGTTCTGGACAAGAATTGACTAATTCATCTAAATGAATTGTATCTATTCTACCTTTTAATATGTATTGACTATCAACTATTTCTAGTATATCGTCCATACTACGTTTTTCAGACCACATAGAGTTGTTTACAGAAACATGACCAGTAGATGATACATCTATCTCATAAAAATCGTCTGGAGCGACTCCTAGAGAGTCTGGTATGCATTCAGAATTACCATCAATATAATTAACTAACAATGGAATTGCGGTGTCCACACTACCATAATGCGAAATGAATTCTATATTATATCTTTTACACATGTCTACATGTTTTTTTGTCATGGTAAATCCACACATGACTAGTACTGTGCTTTTTTCTAGACCACCATTTTTATCAAAGAATTCAACAAACCAATCTAACATTTTTTCGTTTGGTATCATTACGTGATTAAAATCAACCAAATGAAGATTTGCGCCTTGCCACTCAGTAAATTCTGCTAGTGTAAACGACCTGTGTTTTTTGACTATCATAAGTGACGGCAAAAGTGTACACAACATTGCACTAACATGGTGCATATTTTTACTGTGTAGTATTTTAGTATCAGGTTTTAATTTAAAAATATCAATATTTCTTTTTGCTATTGCATATATTTCTTTGTGTGTAAACTCAATTTTACGAGAAGGTTTAGTAGAACCAGATGTAGAACTAATTAAAAATATATCATCTTCTGATACCTGATTAATATAGTCCATACCTTTTGGTACTTTTAATTTGAGTTCTCTTGCATCAATTAGTTCTTTACTATATTCACGAATCATCTTGCCATGTAGGCCACCATAAAGGTTATCACCTTTAAAATTATCGTGAATCAGATAATCTACTGGACCATGAAGTGCGATTTTTGTGTAAGGTAAAGATTCTTCTGTTGCAGGTGCATCAATCAAAAATATTTTTAGACCTAACTCGGCACATGCAATAATAGATGTTAAATGTAAATGATTTACATCTAGAATGCCAATAGCAACTGTTTCTCCTTTACGAACATTGTAGTTCTCTTTGAGTAACATTTTCCATTGTCTTATTTCATAAACAAGTTCTGCTTTTGATTTATTATCATCAAAATCTATTTCATCATTAATAATGTCACGACTAATTATCATTATCCAACAAACTTACCTGTTTCTATGTCAACACCAGCATCATCTACTACTCTAGTTTTAGAACTAATTTCTTGTTTACCAACATTATATAAAACTTCATGTGTAAAAGGTTCTGTAAGTTTACTTTTAAAAAACTCAAGTGATTCTGGGTCAGGAAATAGTATTCTTTCTATTTCATGCTCACGAACTGCCTTGACTGCATAATCTGTAACATATTCGTAAATGAATACTTCTTCGGGGCGTTCAGTATGGTCCATCAAAGTGACATCGAATATTTCTTCACAATTCATTAATGCTGGTAAAAAATAATAATCAATACATCTATTGTGATGAATTGTTCTAGACATCGCACACTTTTTATAAGGAAACGAGTATTGTTTTGCAGACTCGATAATTTCTTTATGAGTAAAGTAATCTGGGTGCCACCATTCATTAGATTCTTTGATATTCATAACAGGGTCAATTGACATAATAGCACCATTATTTTCATCTACTTCCCATGGTTGAATCGGTGTACCAGGATATGGTGCAACATCGTCCATTAACATAACGTTGTTAGTACCATCCATGTTTTTCCAATGAGAATATAAGTTTACTACCTCAGCATAAAGACCATCTTTTAAATCCATACGAGTTAATCCACCTGAATTATTTGGGTCTAATGGTCTATTTAAATCATGCACACAAAACTCTCGATAACCAGTAAAGTTTTTACTTAATACATCTACTAAATGTTTTACACCATCAAGCATATGTTTTGCATCTTCTCTTGTTTTTAATATTCTATCTGAACACGTAATTACTTGTATGCCAAGTTCCCATGCCGCAAACAAGGCCGCATAGTAATCGTTTGGACAATTTAACGTTGTGACACTAATACTATCATGTTGTTTTACACCTTTATCAAGAAACATGTGTTTGAATTTGTTAATTCTGTGACACATTTTTTCATATGTCATGCCATTTATGATAATATTAGGATTTATTAGTTCTCTTGAAATAATCATTCTTCATCTCCTTTATAAATTTAGAATGTATCTTACAACCAATAAACTCATTGAAGTAATCATTTCTTAGTAGAACATCATTTTCAAATTGAAGTTTTGCTTCGTAATAAGAACACTCACCTTTTGTTCGACATAATTGTAGTATTTTTCTATCAAATTGAAATCCTTGTTCTGCAAGTTGTTTAACTTCTGCAGAAGAACCATAGTATGTTTGCCAGTCTGATTGAACTCTGGTTATGATTTTACGTTTTCTTGATTTATTTTTAGGTAGAACTTTCTTTTTCCAAAAGAATTTCTTACCGATATATTTCATACCAGTTTCAAGTTCTGTTACTTCGTAGACAAAACCTTGGTAGTTTTCAAGGTCTTCTTCACTCATATTAAATGGTTCATCATTATAATACCACATAATGATATATAGACTTAATTTAACAGTTCTGTTACAATAGCATCTGCTCCACACATTGGACAGTAAATTGGTTCTTCATCTTCACCGTCTTCGACTATAATATGTGTATCTACGCCACACACATCGCATCTTACTTCGTATTCTTTTTCCATAGAATCTAACAAATTAACAACCTACGTTTGCTATTGCTTCATCTAGTTTATCTTCAATACGTTCTAATGTTTGTGGTGTATCAACTTCTTCCCAACCCCAATCGCCTTCAAGACCATTGACAGAATACTCTGTGACTCTTTTTTCAAAAAAGTTATCATGTGATGCACCATTGAGTACCCAATCTAACCATGGTAGTGGATTGTCTTTTGCATTAAAGTTTGGTTTCATGCCAAGTTGTAATAGTCTTCTGTCTGCAATATGTCTGATATATTGTTTGACATCTTCTTTTTTAAGACCTTCTATTTCGTGGTCGTTGTATGCAAGGTCAATAAATTTATCTTCTAACTTAACTACATCTTTTGCAATCTTGTAGATTTTAGACTTAAGTTCATCTGTGACAATACGTGTGTGTTCACCACAAAAATCTCTAAACAGTTTTGCATTACCTTGGACGTGTAGAGTTTCGTCACGAATAGACCACTCGACAATTGTCCCCATACCTTTCATCTTACCAAATCTTTGAAAGTTTAATAACATTACAAAAGATGCAAAGACTGATAGTCCTTCGTTAAATACTGATTGTGCTAGTGCTAATGCTAAACCTGTGTGACTTGAAATATCACCATCTTTCATAAAGTCAATCTTATCTGCCATTTCTTTGTATTCTAAAAATGCACTAAAGTCTTCATCTGGTAAACCAAGAGTATCATTTAATAATGCATATGCACGTTGGTGTACACCTTCTCTGTTTGCAAAAGACGATAACATATTTCTTACTTCATTATTCTTGAACTTAGGTATTAGTAGTTCATGGTAGTTTTCGCCCACTTGAACATCGCTTTGAGTAAATAGTCTTAGTACTTGAGTAATAAACAATTTTTCGTCTTCGTTCAGTTTAGTTCGCCAATCTTGCACGTCTTCTGAGAGTTCTGCTTCGTCTTCTATCCAATGTATCTCTTCATGTTTTTTAGTTAGTTCAACTGCCCATGGGTAGATGAATGGTTTGTATGTTTTTGAAAACTCTAGTAATGCCATAATTATTCCTGATTGTGTCTTTTGTCTTGTTGTTGTTTAATTATTTTTTTTAGTTCTTTTCTGGTTATCCTTGCAGTTTGTTGTTGCATTGGTTGTGCCATATATCCCTATCCTTCACATGCTTTACAATCCTCTGATTCTTCTGCTTGTGCCTTGTTAAATATTTCCATAAGGTCATCGTAACCACCCACATATTCACCATGTAAATATATTTGTGGGACAGTTTTAACACCCTTACGACCCGTGACTTCTCTCGCAGTTTTACCAATCTCTTCAAGATTAATTTCATCATATGGTATACCGCGAAGTTTAAGTTCTTCTTTTGCAAGTTGACAAAAAGGACAATTGGGTTTTGTATACACAATTGTACTTGTATCACTTTGGAGTGCGACTCTCTCTACTTTCTCAGAAACATTCTCAGCACGAGATTTTGCTTCTGTTCGCAAATAGTATAATCCTTTCAGACCTGAACTCCATGCACGTAAATGTACTTTGTTCACGTATGATTTATCTGCTCCAGCAGGAAAGAATAAATTGACAGACTGGCCTTGACATATATAAGGTTGTCTATCTCCTGCATGTTGAACTACCCAGTTTTGGTCTAATTCATCAGCAGTTTTATATATACTTTTTTCACCTTCTGTGAGAAACGAAAGATGCTGGACAGACCCCTTATTAGTGATGATAGAACTCCAAATGCTATCATTATTCATTTCTTTTGTTTCAAGCAGTTCTTCTAGATATTTGTTCTTTACAAGAAAACTACCAGCACGAGTTCTGTGTGTATATGCATTTGCTTTCAGTGGTTCTATTGAAGGACTTGTTCCAAGAATAACACCACTAGATGCATTTGGGGCAATCGCAAGTAAGTGAGAGTTTCTTTTACCACTCTTTGGTCCATCTAAATATGCACCACGTTCTTCTGCAAGTAATTCTGTTTCTGCATGTGCTTCATTATGAATGAAACTAAAAACTTGCTCGTTAATTTCTTTTGCTAACTCAGATTCCCATGCAACACCGTGCTTATGTAGGAGAGAGTGAAATCCCATCGCACCAAGACCCAAACTTCTTTCTCTCATAGCAGAATATTTTGCACGTGCAATCGTGTCAGGTGCATTCTGTATGAAGTACTCCAGCACATTATCTAACATTCGTATTAAATCTCTTACAATTGTAGTGTCTTTCCATTCATCGTAATATTCTAAATTTAATGATGATAAACAACAGACTGCAGTTCGTTCAGCACTTGTTGGTAAATGTATTTCATTACATAGATTACTACCATGTATTTTAAGTCCTGCTTCTTTGAGTGGTTCTGGTAGACTATTGTTTGCAGTATCAATAAAGTTTAAATATGGTTCACCAGTTCTAAATCTTATCTCTAGTATTCTTTCCCATAGTTTTCTTGCTTTGACAGTTTCTTTTACTGTGCCATCATTTGGGTCAATCAAGTCAAAATCACTATTTGTCATAACTGCTTCCATAAACTTATCAGTTATGTTAATCGCATTGTGTATATTCAATGCTTTACGTTGAACATCACCAGTAGGTATACGAATGTTTAGAAACTCCATGATATCTGGGTGGTCAACATTCATGTATGCCGCATAACTACCTTTACGTGTTTTACCTTGACGATATGCAATCATGTCAGCATCTACTGTATGTAAAAATGGTATTGGACCTGGTGCAATGTCTGATACAGTTCTGACATCTGACCAATGTCCACCAACACCACCACCCATGATAGATAACCATCTAAGTTCAGACGAGTGGTCAATTAAACCTTCAAGTGTGTCTGGTACGTAAGTAAGAAAACAAGATATAGGCATACCTTTATTTTTCTTATTTTGTCCATTGGGCGCATTTGATAGAACAGGACTTGCAAACATAAACCATTTATTGCTTACATAATCATAGAGACGTTGTGCAAGTTCTACATCTAGTTTATCATTATATGTCGACCATGCTAAACTGGCACGTGCAAATCCTTCTTGTGGTGATTTTTCGTAATCTGTCAGATAAAAATCTTTCAGCATTCCGACTGAGTAATCTTCTAATAATTTATCTCTTTTTTTGTCAATTTCTATTACTAAGTCTGAGTAGTCCAAGTCTTCTCCTTGTATGTGAAGTTAAAGTGGACTATTATACTCTACTTAGAAAGTATTGTCAATGATTATTTCTTCGCTTTACGATTCTTGTCGATTGCTCTAGACCCAAACCAGAATGATATTATTGCCGCAAAGATTGCCTTTGTATCTTCGTCCCACAATATATTGATTGCTTCTTGAAAGTCTGTTCCCGCCTGTATTGCGCCATAAAGAAGTGTACCTTCTATAACTGCGAATAAAAGAAAGAATGCATATGTAATGATTGGTCGTACTGACCTCGCTAATCCACCTATAAATCCTGTACCTTGTTGCAACACCATATCGTGTTGAATTAATCTTTCGTGTTCTTTATCTTTTGCTTGTGCTTCGAATAAATTAAGTGTTGCTTTACCTAATTCTTTTTGGAGTTTTGCTTGAACTTGAAGTTGTTCTGATTGTATTTTTGCTTGGACTTCTAACTTTTTGAGTTCGAATTTTTGGTCTGATTTTTCTTTGAAACTGTCTAATATACCTGGGATTATGGACCCACCGAAACCTAATAAACTACCTAATAAACTCAACATAATTTTCTCCTATTCTTATATATACAATTAAAACTTTAGAGTTTAATTGTCAACTTTTGCACTTGCTCTCCACTGATAACATGACCAATATCGTGCTTTCCATTTAGGTCCAGGGTTGTCGCAATTGTGTCTTGCTCTAAAAGATTTTCTTCTCGCTGGGTCATCACGTTTGATTTCCATATTTGGGTCACCAAAACCTAATTTAATAACATTACCCTTCTCGTTCTTGACATAGACATAGAACTTTTTCTTGCCATCGCTAGACCTAGTTGGGTTGTTTAATGTGACTTTTCTACCTTGATACTCTGCGGCCTCTTGTAGTAAGTCTTCACAATTGCATTTCTTCATAGTTCTATTTATCTTTTACTGGTTCTTCAGGTTCTCTGTCTTTGTTGTCTAAATCTCCAGCATCACCTTTCACCATTTGTCGCATCTTTCCAAACAACTTATTTGCTAGATTAGTATTACCTGCTTTCTTGGCACCAGTGTATGCCGCGGCCATCATCAAACCTCTTCTACCACCTGCCCAAATAGTTGTCATACCACCTGTGGCAACACCTGCGGCCAGTAGACCCATACCTTTAATGCCAGCAGGTGTTGCCAATACTTCTGTGAATCCTATATTACCAGCGATTGCTTCTGGTATATTTGACAAGTCATAATCACTATCTAAGTTACCTGAGAATGACATTTGTAACCATTGATATGTTAAAAACCCTGCTATTCCTACACCAGCAACTTTTTTTAATTTAGGGTATTTGTTAAGAAACTCGTCAACTTTTATTGTACCTTTTTGTAATCCTTGTACCATTTGTGTGGCCGCTACTTTATCTGCCGCAAAGTTTACTGCAGTATCTACTGTTTTAAGACCATCAAGTGCGACTTTACCACCACCCATACCAACTGCCTTAACTGCTTTAAAGACACTTTTTTCTTTGATTGCATTTACAAGTTCGTCTCGTGCCACACCTAAATCTTTTGTAATCTCATTTACTTCACTAGTAAGTGCTTTCTTTAATGTTGGGTGTTTACTGAGAGGTTCGTTATATCTATCTTTACTCGGTTCATCTGCATCTGTAGAACTTGTTTTGACATCAACATTTTTATCAGTATCAGTATCAGTATCAGTATCAGTAGTGGGTTTTTCTTTAGTTGACAGATAAGACCGCATTGCTTTTGCAGTATCAGATTGTGGATTCTTTTTAATATAATCTTGTTGAAACTTTTCACCTTTGT